TGCGCAGATGCTTTTCAACGTATTGGTCGGCGTTTCCGGGTTTCTGGGCGGCTGGATTTTGAACAACATCAGCCGCTCGATTAACCAGCTAGATCGGGATGTGCGCAATATGCCGCACGTTTACGTCACCAAAGCCGACTACCGGGACGACATCCATCACATTCGCCGGACGCTGGATGACATTTTTAACCTGATCAACCAGCTCAACACGACCAAAGCGGATAAGTAAAATGGAGTTGTTTGAGATCTTCACCCGTGCATGGCCGGTGATTCTCGCGCTCATTACGCTGATCATCGTTCTGTCAAAGCTGGATCTTCGAGTGGCCGTGCTCGAGGATAAGACCAAGACCCTATTTGACCTGATCAACAAGAGGCCGCCGCAATGATGACAATGCTTTCTACGTTCCTGTCATTTCTCGCTGGCGGCCTGCCAAAGATCCTCGAGTTCTTCCAAGATCGGCAGGACAAGTCGCACGAGCTCGCCATCCTGCGTATGCAAAAGGAGCGGGAACTCGAGTTGGCTGCCAAGGGCTTTGCCTCGCAGGAAAAGATCGAGGAGATCAAGACTGAGCAAGTGCTGGCCCAGACTTATGCCGAGGAACGGGTCGCGCTGTACAAGCACGACGAGGCAATCGGCAAGGGTGCCAGCCAATGGATCATCAATCTGCGCGCCAGCGTCAGACCTGTTGTAACTTATATCTTTGTGCTGGAACTTGTTGTTTTGAATGCAACTGGTGTATGGTACGCATATAGCACCGGCATCCCTTTTGCCGTGGCTATGGATAACGTCTTTGGCGAAGATGAAATGTTGATTCTGTCCAGCATCATTGCTTTTTGGTTCGGGACACAGGCATTTAGCAAAAGATGAACACAAGCGAGCAGGCGCTCGCGTCGATTAAGAAACACGAAGGTGTGCGCCTGCGACCGTATTTATGCCCTGCCAAGCTCTGGACGGTGGGCGTCGGCCATATGCTCTATCCCGAGCAGGCTCGTTTGCCGGTGGTGCGTACCGCCGATAATGGCAATTTCCCTCTGCGCCGGGACTATCCGCTAAAACAAGAGGACGACCGTGTCTGGGACATTGACGAAGTGGATGCTCTACTTGCTCAAGACCTTAAACGGTTTGAGTCGGGCGTGGCCCGATATTGCGCTATTGATCCTGATCGTCAAGGCCAGTTCGATGCCTTGGTGAGCTTTGCCTTCAACGTCGGTCTCGGCAATCTCCAGCGTTCGACGCTGCGCATGAAACACAATCGCGGCGACCATTGGGGCGCTGCATCGGAGTTCATGAAATGGACAAAAGCCGCGGGAAAGGTTCTGCCCGGTCTGGTAAGCCGAAGGCAGGACGAAGCAAGGATGTATCTGTCCCCGTAATCCAGATGTATGACGGGGTTTGGTACCGAGTTAAAGGTTATACCTTCACCGAGTGCTGCGATTGCGCCTTGACTCACAAGGAGCAGTATCGGCTCGTTGATGGGCATTTGGAATGGACAGCGGTGCGCGATGACGAGCGCACCGAAGAGCGCCGAAAGGAACTCGGCATCAAAGTAACTAGAAAGAGGTGATGCTGTGGTAGCCGCCAAGGCGACTGATGATCAGATCATTGCGACGCTGCAAAAATACAAGGGCATTCGTGCCAATGTAGCTTTAGAGCTTGGGATGAACGAGCGCACTCTTTTACAGAGATTAAATCGCATGAGAAAGCGCGGATACGATATCCCGATCTCGACGTATCAACCGGGCAGGCAGATCCCGAACGAGGAAGCATTTGAGTTCACCCCGATACCGGATGATGACGTATCGATCGACGAGCTCATCGAGCAGCGCAAAAGAAAATTCCAGCACAAGCGCGAGCACGAGGAGGCGAGCAAGCTCATTCCGATTCGCATCAAGATCGCGGGGCCGATTGGTCTGCTACATTTTGGCGATCCGCACGTTGATGACGACGGCACCGACATCGAGGCGCTCGAGCGTCACACCGAGCTTTGCCGCAAGGTAGAAGGACTTTTTGCTTGCAACGTCGGCGACACCACGAACAACTGGGTTGGTCGTTTAGCAAGGCTTTACGGTGAGCAGGCGACATCTGCCGCGCAGGCGTGGAAGCTAGCCGAATGGTTTGTCGATCGCTGTCGTTGGCTCTATATGTTGGCAGGCAATCATGACGCATGGTCGGGAGCAGGAGATCCGCTGAAATGGATCGCAAAACAGCAAGTCTCAAACTACAAATCCAGCGAGGCCCGCATTGCCTTGAAGTTTCCGAATGGCGCAGAGGTGCGTGTGAATGCTCGTCACGACCACAGCGGTTCCTCGGTGTGGAATCCGGCCCACGGGCCGATGAAGGCCGCGATGCTCGGCACTCGAGATCACATCTACGTCGCAGGCCATAAGCATGAAAGCGCCTACTCGGTGCTGAAAGATCCGATTAACGGGATCACGATGCACCTTCTGAAGGTTGCCAGCTATAAGGTTTACGATCGATACGCAAAGGAAAAGGGATTCCGCGATAACGCGCTCTCGCCTTGCGCGCTGACGACAATCAATCCGTTATTGCCGTCAAGCCATCCAGACATGATCAAGGTTTTCTGGGAGCCAGAAGAAGGCGCGGAGTATCTGACATGGTTACGGAACCGATGAGTCTGATTCTGCTGTCGTTCCTCTGTTGCCTCGTGGTAACAGATGGAGTGCTGACGCATGAGATTTTGCGCCGCGGCGGCCGAGAACTAAACCCCATCATGCGCAAACTATTTGAGAAAGTCGGCGTGGTTGAAGGGCTGGTTTTGTCTCGAATGATGCTCGTGATGTTTTTTGTTGCTGCGCTTCCGACGATGCCCGTGATCGGCTGGTTTGCGCTGAATGTGTTCTATGCGTTTGTGATTGCTCACAACGCCAAACAACTGATGGGTGATTGATGCCGAGTATGGTTGCTGTGATGCGCGCCCGGGTCGCTCGGGTGCTGTTCCGATCTCGCGCCTACAAGCGAGCCCTGATCGATGGAAAGACGAATCAGCTATCGCAAGACGGGCAAATCATCCTCGCCCATCTGAAGCGATTCTCTCGTTACGGAAAACCGCCTGTCGCCGTGGACAAGTCCGGTGCGACAGATATGTTCGAGGTTGGCCGCATGGTCGGTCGCCAAGAAACGGTGCAGCTCATTGTCGAGGCGCTGCAACTGGACGAAAAGACCTTGACCAATCTACAAGAGGAATTCATCGATGAGTGACGATCAAGGGTCTGCGGAAGCAGGCAACCCGACTGCTCCGGCAGCGGCTCCCGCGTGGTACGCGCCGGAAGGGATCGACCAAGGAACGGCCAGCCAGCTTGGAGAGCTGGTCAAGGCCAAGGGATGGAAGGGGCCGGCTGACGCCCTGCTGTCCTATCAGAATCTTGAGAAGGTGTTCGGCGCTGACAAGGCCGGACGCACTATTCTCGCCCCCAAGTCAGATGACGACGCCGAGGGCTGGTCTGCCGTCTATAACCGCCTAGGACGCCCGGAGAGCGCCGATAAGTACGAACTGCCAGTACCGGAAGGGGACGATGGCTCGTTCGCGCAGGCGGTCGCTCCGGTGCTTCACGATCTGGGGCTGACTAACAAGCAAGCCAAGGGTCTTGCCGAGTGGTGGAATGAAACGTCCACGCAGCGGATAGAGATGGAGCGTGAGTCATTCTTGAACAAGTCCGAGGAGGAGTTCACAGCGTTGCGTCGGGAATGGGGGGCCGCGGCTGATCAGAACATCGAGCTCGCCAAACGTGCTGTCGGCAAGTTCGGTGCAGACGCTGGGCTGGACGCTGACGGTCTCGAGCGATTGGAGCAGGCGATCGGCACTGGGCCGATGATCAAGCTGTTCCATGCGATCGGCTCATCGTTCGCTGAAGGGTCGTTCGTGGCATCGGAGGCGGCATCGGGTGGCGCGCTCACCCCGCAGGCTGCCAAGAACAAGATCGCTGGAATGTTTGCCGATCAAGAGTTCATGGGTCGCTACATGAACCGTGATGAGAAGATCCGTCAGGGGGCAATCGAGGAGATGATGCGATTGCAGCGAATGGCTAACCCAGAGCTGTTTACAGAGTAGTTGCTAGTGTGATACGCGCGAGGTACTATCCTCGGCGTAAATCTCCTGTGAGAGCTAGCTGTTAGGCCCGGGAGCGATCTCGGGCCTTTTTTTAGCTAGCAGGATAGGGTAAGCCGTAAGGCCCCAGCTGACAGTCGGAAAGACGACCGATCGGTGAGAGCGTATCTCGCAAGGATTCTGGCCCCGGTAACGGACAAGCCATCCGAGAACACTACATATTTAGTTTTTTTGGAGGGCTATCATGGCCGACAATATTGCATCAGTTTATGCCGTCCAATACGGCACTAACATCTCGCTGCTGTTGCAGCAAAAGGGCTCCAAGCTGCGCACCTCTGTGCAGACTGGTTCGTACAAGGGCAAGGCTTCCGAAGTCGTCACGCAGTACGGTGCTACCGCTGCTCGTGCGGTTTCGACCCGCTACCAGCCGATCGTCCCGGTCAACACCCCGAACAATCGTCGTTGGGTGTTTCCGGAAGATTTCGATTGGGCTGACCTGATCGATAACTTCGACAAGCTCCGTCTCCTCGCTGACCCGCAGTCTGCCTACGCGCAGAACGGTCTCTACGCGATGGGCCGTGCGATGGACGATGTGATCATCAGCGGTATGCTCGGCGACAACAAGACGGGCGAAGCTGGCGGCACGACCACGCAGTTCGACTCGACCAACCAGCGCGTTGCTGTGAACTACGCTGCCTCTGGCAACGTGGGCCTCACGGTCGACAAGCTGCGTGAAGCGCGTCGCATCCTGATGGAGAACGAGGTTGATCTCGACGCGGAGCCGGTGTACTGCGCCATCTCTGCCGAGCAGCACGACGATCTCTTGGGCCAAATCCAAGTGGTCTCGAGCGACTTCAACAGCGACACTCCGGTGATGAAGGATGGCAAGGTAATGCAGTTCCTTGGCATCAACTTCATCCACAGCGAGCGCCTGCCGTTGAGCTCGACCTTCCGTCGTTGCCCGGTGTGGGTGCCGTCTGGCGTTCACCTCGGTATGTGGAACGACATCATGTCTGACATCACGCAGCGTCGTGACCTTTCTTCGCACCCGTATCAGGTTTACCTGATGGGCACCTTTGGTGCTACCCGCACCGAAGAGAAGAAGGTAGTTGACATCCTGTGTGCGGAATAAGGGAGTAAACGAAAATGGCAGTT